CAGTGGACCACCGGCGGCATCATGGATGGGAAGTCATCCGGCCCGGGCAGGTTGTCCGCCTGCTCCAGGGAAGCAAGCAGCTTGCGGGCTTCTTCCGCCAGGGCGCGGCTTTTCGGCATCCGGGCGAGCTTCGCGCCCGCCCGTGGCATCACCGTCAGGCGGAATGCCACGTGGGCCGGTCTCCGCGGAGGAAGGCGGCAACGTCCTCCGCCGTGGTGGGCAGGCCTTCACCGGTGTTCTGGGTGCCCTGGTCCGCGTGCCAGGCCGCAAGGCCCAGCGTGACCCCGGCTGGAATCTCTCCGCGCGGCCCGAGCGCTGCCATTGGCGCGAAGTTGCGGAGCAGAGCGGCGTGGGTGATTTCCGCGCTGCCGCGTTCGTGGTCCGGGCGGCCGGCGCGGGCGTCCAGCCACGCGGGCTCCAGATGCGTGAGCAGCTCCAGCTCCTTGCCGGAGAAGGCGCCGTACACGCGCATGACCTCGTCCACGGTGTCCCGCTCCTGCTGGGTCAGTCCTTCCCAGCGCGCGCCGGGGATGTGCGAGACGTTGAAGGCGCCGCGGGTGGCAGGCCACACGTCCACGCAGACGGGCCCGTGAACCCATGCCTCCAAGCGGCCGGTGAACAGCGGGGCGCCGTACCAGGCGAGGTGCCAGCCCTGTGCGTAGTGCAGGAGCTTGTGGAGCTTGTACGTGTCCAAGGACATCTGCCTCTTGAGCACATACGCGGCGACGTCTGCGGCCTTTGCCATGGCACCTACCCTCGTTTCCGGCCACAAGCTTGGCCCTGCGGATGCGTGAAGGAGCTTGCCGCCGGGAGCATGCCGGATCAACCCGGCGGCGGCAGTTTTCCGGCCGGGCGCCGGACGGGCTCTTCCCGGACCATCCGGTTCCAGGCGCCGCCCGCGGCCGCGTGTCCGCTGCGCAAACGATTCGCCGCTGGGGTGTGGTGTGTTCGTTTGGTCTGTTCCCTGGTGTGTTTGGGCGCCCGCCGTAGGCGCCCCCCCTGCGCCCAAATCAGGCGCCCCCCCTGCGCCTGCCGTAGGCGCCCCCCCATTTGGGGTATGCGGGTTGGAATGACGCGGAGCCGGAGCGCCCGGTGACCGGACAGGTGTCCGGAAGACGGACACGCCTGCGTGTCACGCATCACATCTGGCGCGGCTGGTGTGGTGGCGCGGGGGGCGCATCCACGGTTGGCATGCGCAACCGCCGCCACCTGGTCATCACCCTGAAGTGCACTTCCTGCGGGCGTGAAGGCGCCACGCCCATCCGGTGGCACCCGGACTGGACGCCGCCTGGAGGGGTGAACCTGCGCTGTCCTTGTGGGGCCCGGGCGGTGCCGGTGACGGTTTCAGCGAACGCTGCTGCGCGAGCGCGCAGTTCACCTGGGCTGTGACGCGCTCCACGCGGAGCCGCCCAGGATGGCCTCCGCGTCTTCCGCCTCCATCTCGGCCTGGACGGCGTACATCCACGCGTCCAGCAGCTCCTGGGCAAGGTCTTCAAGTGCGCTGCGGCCGTTGTGCGTCTGCAGGGGGCGCCCGTACTTCTTGAGCCCCGCGACGGCGCGGGCCTCCAGCGCGGCGGCAATGTCCGTGACGCCGCACTCCACCAGCGCAGAGGCCAGGCCCTCCAAGAATTCCTCCGTGCCGCCGAAGGACCTGAAAAGCCGCGCCCGCTGCACGTCGCGCGCGTGAACCAGCGCCCGCGGTAGCACGTCCTGGCTGACCCGTGACGTCGTGGGTGCGGGCTGTGGCACGGCGCCGGGAACCTGCGGCGGGGTCGCCTTCAGCGCATCCACCTCCGCGCGGGCCGCCTGCAGCTCCGCGGCCTGCGCGTCCCAGGCATCGCGGAGCGCGTCGCACGCCGCACGAATGGAGCTCGCGCTGCCGACGCTGCATTCCTCACCGTACACGGCCACCAGGTCCTTGAACTCCTCGCGCGTCGTCATGCCGCACCGTCCTTCCGCGGCCGTGCGGCATTCAGCCGCTCGCTCCGCTCCTTCAGCAGACGCACGCGCCACTGGAGCAGCCAGGCCACGGCCGCGCTCTCGGACGGACTGAGGCGGGCGGTGCCGTCCAGGTGGTCATCCATCAGCTTCTGCAGGCGGCGCATGGACGCCCGGATCGTGGAAGGGTTGGTCATCGCCTCACTCCGTGGTGCGGAAGCGCGTGCCGCGCCGCCGCCACCGCGAACGCCCCGAACAGGCACAGCATGGAGCCCGCACCGGGGCTGCCCGGGCACGTGCCGTCCGGGCGGACGAACCGGATGCGCTGCCGCAGGAACAGCACCGCCGTGGCGTTGGCCAGCAACCGCTGGCCCCAGCGCGTGTCCGTGCGCGCGAACGTGAGAATCATCCCGTTGCCGTGCGCCACCATCCGCGCCGCCCACGCCGCGGTGTTGCTGTACGGCGGATTGCACCAGGCAAAGCCGCCCCACGACGCCTTGAGGCCGTCCTCCGCGGCGGTGATGTGGCGCCGCGCGGGCACCGCGCACCGGCCGGCGCCGGGGCTGCACACGTCCACGTCGAACGTGACGCCCGGCAGCACGGACTGGAAGAAGGACGCCGGCGTGTACCATTCGTCCGAGGAGCCCGCGCGGGCCTCATGCACGAGTCCGCGGGTCATGAGACCAGCCGCAGGTTGCGTTCACAGGCGAGACACGGGCCGGGGCTGATGGCGCGGTAGCCGCAGACGCCGCACGGTGGCTGGCGCTCCACGGCGTGCGCTGGAGGAGCCCGCGGTGCCGTGGGCACCGGTGCGTCACCCAACGCCTTCCGTGCTTCTGCCAGCCCCTCCGCGGCGCATTGGCCGCACGGTGGTGGCTTTCCGTGGGCGGCGCAGGGCTGCCGCTGCAGGGCCATGGACGCCTCCAGCGTGGCGCGCTCCTCGGCGCGGATGCGCTCCCGGCGTTGCTCCTCCGCGGCCAGGTTCGCCTCCACCCGCCGCACCGCGGCCTGCGCGAACGCCCACGGTGCGGTGACGCCGCCCGGGCGCGCGCGCGCCTGCTGCAACGCCTCCACCGCGCCTTTCACAACGTCGGGCGGTTTGCCCAGGTGCTCCAGCGCGGCGGCAACCTCCTCGTCCGTTTCGGGGCGCCTGCCAGGCGGCAGGGACGCGGCCGGCGCGGCGCGCGCGGGCTGCGCGGGAGGCCGCTGAGGCTCCGGGCCCACGTCCAGGCCGCGGCCCTGGCGCAGTGCCTCCAGCTTGGTGGCCATGGGCCCCGTGACCGGTGGTGCGGCAGGAGCTGGTGGCGGCGGAGGCCTCCGGCTGGGCTCCTCGGGAGCGCGCGGGGGCTCCGGCCGCGGGATGGGCGCATGGGCGCGCAACGTGGCCCGCGCGGCCTCCAGCGTGTCCCGCATGACGAATCCGATGGGCGTGGCGGCGCTGCCGGCAGGCCGCGGTGGACGCGGAACGATGGGCGCGGGACGCGGGGCTGGGGCACGCCGCGGCTCCTGAGCTGCGTGGCGCGGCGGCAGCGGCGGCAGCTCCACGGGGAGCGGAATGCACGGCGCCCCGCGCGCCACCGCGCGCACCACGCTCCGTGCGGCCTCCAGGGTGGTGGTGGACACCAGCTGGTGTGCCTGCTCCGGCGTGGCAATGCGGTAGCGCGTGGTGGTGCCGCAGCGCATTTCGCGCTGGATGGCGCCCATGCGCTCGAGGCCTCCCAGCGCGTACTGGACGCCGCGCCGGTACATGCCGGTGTCCGCGGCGATGCGCTCCACGGAGGGCCAGCTGGTGCCGTCGGGCCCAGCGCGCACCACCAGGGAGTTCCACACGCGGAGCTCACGGGAGCCCATGCGGGCTTCAAGCGCGAGGAACGCCGCGTGGTGGGCGCCCCACCCTGCCGAACGCGGAGCGGCTTGGAGCTCAGTCATGGGTTCGTCCGTCCGCAGTTTGTCGATGCGGTGCAAGGAAGATCCTGCCGGAAAGGTTCTTGCCAGTAGCCGCGCCGCGTGCTTGCCTTGGGATCAAGGGCAGGGGTGCCCGGGTTGAGGGGGCAGCATGGAAATGACCTGGGACGGGAATGTCCCGCGTGGGTGCCACTGGACCTCTTCGGCCCTGCGCGTGTGCCTGTGGCTGAACGTCGCCGGCGCCGCGGTGCTGGTGTTCCTGGTGCTGGACAATGTCATCCACACCGCGCCGGGGCTGGCCGGTGCAGCTGGGTGCCTGGCGGGCGCTGGGAGTTGCTACGTGCTGGCGCTCCTCGTGGACTGCGCCGTGTACGCCGCGCGCGTGGCCAAGCTGCTGGATGATGACCTGGCCCAGCTGCGCGCCGGCGCGTCCTCCGCGGTGAAGTCCGCAAAGGCACTGGAAGCGCTGGGTGGGCGCGTGGACGCGATTGCGTCCCGGCTCACCGAGGCCAGCGCGTCCGAAGAACCGGACGCCTGACCAAGGTGGCGCCGAGCCGCACACGCAACACCACGCGCCACGCGAAAAGCGCGGTGGCACAGACATGCGCATGGTCGCCCCGGGTTAGGATGCTGCGGGCAGCTTCTTGCCACCCTTGGGCGTTTCGTCGGCGCCATCAGCAATGCCCAGCAGTTCATCCGCGGAGCACTCAAGGGCCTTGGCAATCTGAGCAAGGCGCGTGGCCTTGATGGATGCCGGATTGTCGCCCAGGTAGGTCGCCAGCGTGGAGAAGGGCAGTCCGGTGTGGACGGCCAGGTGCTCAATGCGCCAGCCCTTCTTCTCCAGCTGCTTCCGGATGCGCGCAGCCAGCATCCTGTCTTCCGGGTTGGACTCGCGGCGCGCCATTTCGTCCACAATCACACACGGCTCGGTCATCTACCACCTCCATCAGGGTGCGGTTATGCGTCATCAGTGCAGCACTGCACAATCAAAATAATCATTGACTTCCTATTCTAGGAAACTAGATTCCCGCGCCGCCCCCCGCAGAACCGCGGGCAGACAGGGCCGCCGCGCGTGACGCCTCAGTTCGCCGGCCGCCCAGCTCCGCGCAGACCAACGCGCGGAGAAGCCGGGGCACAGGCGCGGACGCGGCGCCACGGACAACGCAGGCTGGAGCGGACGCATGGAGACCAAGAAGGAGAAGCAGCGCTGCTGCTGCAACACCACGGGCTACGGGCTGAAGGTCACGTGCCTGGCCCACGCGCTGAAGAAGCGCGCCCGGCGGGCGCGGGCGGTGCAGCCATGAGCACCGTGCAGATGGTGAGGACGGACGCCATCCGGAGCGTCCGGAACCCGCGGAAGACGCTGGGGGACGTGACGGAGCTGGCGGCGTCCATCCGCCAGCACGGCGTCCTGCAGCCGGTCGGGCTTCGGCTGATGAATGACCCGCTCCGTTTGATGGATGGCCCGGACACCGAGCCCACCAACCTGGGGTTTTTCGAGCTGGTGTTTGGCCAGCGCCGCCTTGCGGCCGCGCGCCTGGCGGGGTTGACGGAGATTCCCGCCGTGGTGCGGGAAATGACGGACGCGGAAGCGGATGAAGCCGCGCTCATCGAGAACCTGCAGCGCGCGGACATCCCGCCGCTGGAGGAGGCGGACGCGTTCCGGGCGCTGCTGGACGGCACTCCGGGTCTCACGGTGGACGAACTGGCGCTGCGCGTGGGCAAGCCCGCCTCCGCCGTCCGCCTGCGTCTTGCGCTGTCGCACCTGTGCGCGGAGGCACGTGACGCGTTCACCGCCGGCAAGTTCAGCCTGGGCGCCATCCAGGAGCTGGCCCGCGTGGAACGCGAGGAGGAGCAGCGGCGCCTCACCGCGGAGCTGCTGCAGGGCTGGCAGCACGGCGCCGATGACGACGGCGAGCCGGTGTCACGCGCGGACGCCCGCAGGAAGATCTTCCGCGGAGCGCGCTCGTTGGCGCTGGCCCCGTTCGACACCACGGACGCCACGCTGGCCGGACCTGGCGCGTGCACCACGTGCCCGAAGCGCACCGAGGCCCAGGGCGCGCTGTTCGGCCTCACCACCGCGGATGACCAGTGCACGGACGCGCAGTGCTGGGGCTGGAAGGTGGAAGCCCACAGTGACCGCGTGAAGGCCGCGGCCGCGGAGCACGGCGTGAAGGTCCTGGAGGGCAAGGCCGCCGAGCAGGTGACCAGCTACGGCGGCTATCTGAACCACGGCTGGAAGCGGCTCACGGAACGCGTGGAGGTTCCGTTCCTGCTCCCGCACACCACGTTTGAGCCGGACACGTCCAAGACCGACGAGGAGAACGAAGCGGCGGAAGCTGCGTTCTACCAGGCCCGCCATGCTGATGACGTGGAACGCCGGCGCGCGTGGCGCGAGCAGCAGGACGCCCAGCCCACCTACGCGGAGAAGCTGAAGGAGCTTGGCCTGCTGGACCGCGTGCCGCGCGTGGTGGTGACGCTGGATGGCGTGGCCACGGAGGTGGCGCGCAAGGCGGACCTGGACGCGGCGCTGGGGTTCGCCAAGGCGGCCGCGGCCGAGGATTCCGCAGACGCGCTTGATGACCGCGCGCGCGCGGCCTCCAAGAAGATTGCGGCGGACGCAAAGCTGCAGGCCGCCGTGGAGAAGCGCGCGCAGGAGCTGCTGCTGCAGGGCGTGCTGGAGAAGTGCAGCACCGCCAAGGACGTCAATGTGGCGCTGCGCGCGCTGGTGATGTTCCAGGTGCAGTACAGCCACCCACGCGCCGAGGAGATTGCCGTCCGCTGCGGCCTGCTGCCGAAGGAACCCAAGCCGAGCGCCACCGCCTCGCTGCGCGCCATCATCGCGGAGGTGGAGAAGGCGAAGGCCACCAAGGACCTGGTGCTGTGGTTGGTGGACCTGAGCATCCACTCCACCAGCAACACGTTGGTCACGCACATGGCGCGCGCGTTCGGCCTGAAGAGCGGCGAGTTCCAGAAGGCCGCGCGGAAGGAAATCACGGAGAAGAAGAAGGCCGGGCCGGCGTTGGTGAAGGAGCAGAAGGCCAAGCCTGGAAAGAAGGCTCCGGTGAAGCGGAAGGCGGTGCGCGCATGAACACGCACACCACGTCGTGGCCGGCGTGCTCCGGCAAGGCCGCCAGCTGCGTGTGCCGCGCATGCTGCATCGCGCGCGCAGCTCCTCCGCAACGGCCCGCGCGCGCCCTGTTCATCGGCGTGAACGGTGACCTCCGCCGGCACGAAGACTTCACGCTCAAGGGGATGCAGGCCGCGGTGGGCGGGCTGGTGGAGGTGGTCCACATCCCGGAGGAGATGGCGGAGTTCCTCACCAGCGAAGACGCGCCGCGCGCCGTGCTGCTGGTGAACGAAGAGGGCCGGCTCACTGGCCTCCAGCGGAACGAGCTGGCGTCCGCCATCGCCGGCGTCACCATCCACGGGCCGGCAGTGCTGGTGGCCAACAGCGCGGCGTGGGGGGCGTGAATGACCGCCCCCATGGAAGAGCTGGCGCCGTGGTCCACCGCGGACGCGTCCACCCTCCGGCACCTGGAACTCACGTCCGCGCGCTGGGACGTGCGCCGCGAGGAGAAGGCGCTGGCACTGGCGTTCCGGTTTCGCCGCCAGGCGCTGGAGCAGATGGCGGAGCGCCCGTGCAAGGAGACGGAGGACGCCGTGGCCGATGCGCAGGACCTGGTGGAGTTCCTGCGGCGGCGGCTGGAATCCGCCCAGCTGGTGGAGCAGCGGGTGACCGCCTTGGTGCTGGCTGCCGAGCCCGCGGGCTCCGTTGCGCATGCGGCGGCGGAGGTGGGCCATGCCCATCAGGCCTGACCAGCGCCAGCGCTACCCCGCGGACTGGCGGCGCATCAGCCACGAGCTGCGCAGCGCGGCCGGGTGGCGGTGCCAGGGCATCCCGGACTTTCCGCATTGCCGGGCGGAGCACCTGCGGCCGCACCCGGAGACGGGCAGCCGCGTGGTGCTCACCGTGGCCCACCTGGACCACACGCCGGAGAACAACGCGCCGGAGAACCTGCGGGTCCTCTGCCAGCGCTGCCACCTCCACCATGACCGCGCCCACCACCGCCAGAACGCGGCGGAGACGCGGCGCAAGAAGCAGCTCACCAGGTTCCAGCGGACGCTGGAAGCCGCGCAGCAGGTCATCCGCAACATGCGTGACCGCCGCGTGGGCGGAGGCGGCAACAACAACGGGGCGCCCGCGGCGCCCGTGGAGGGACGGCAATGGCCGGGTTCGCGCGCGTGACGCTGATTGGAAACTTGGGAGCTGACCCGGAGGTGCGCTTCTCCGCAGGCGGCGTGGCGGTGGCCAAGCTGTCCGTGGCTTGCACGGAGAAGGTGAAGGGCCATGGCGGAGACTGGGAGGACCGCACGGAATGGGTCCGCCTGGTGTGCTTCGGAAAGACCGCGGAGAACGCCGGCCAGTACCTGGAGAAGGGCCGGCAGGTTTACGCGGAGGGCCGGCTGCAGACGTCCGAGTGGAAGGACAAGGACGGCAACCGCCGCTGGACCACCGAGGTCATCTGCAACCAGCTCCTGTTTTTGGGCGGTGGCGACAAGAGCGCGCCGCCGCAGAAGACCCCACAGCAGAAGAAGTCCACCAGCAGCTCCGCGGCAGAAGAGCCCGTGCTGCGTGACGAAGACATCCCATTCTGAGGAGAGAAACCATGGACAACAACACCACGGCGCTGGCGGTGCGCCCTGAATCCACCGCCGCTCTGCAGGTCCCCGTGAGCCACCAGAGCGGCGTGGATGCGCTCGGCCTCATGTCCCCCGTCGAGTTCACCGAACGCATGGAGGCCCTGAAGCTGACGCGGGCGCGTCTGCAGCAGATCCACCAGGGGCTGATGGTCCTCGGGGTGGACTACGGCGTCATCCCCGGCACCGGTGACAAGCCCACGCTGCTGAAGAGCGGCGCAGACAAGCTGTGCCAGTTCTACCGGTACATCCCGGAGTTCCAGCACGTTGTGGACAACGGCGATGGAAAGACCACGCCGCACATCAGCGTTCGCGTGACGTGCGTGCTGCACGCCGGCGAGGTGGCAGGGCCCGCAGTGGGGAGCGGCGCCGGCGCCTGCAACAGCTGGGAGCGCAAGTACCGGTGGCGCAAGGGCAACAGGAAGTGCCCGAAGTGCGGCAAGGAAACCATCTTCACCAGCAAGAACGACGGCGAGGGCTTCTTCTGCTGGAAGACCAAGGGCGGTTGCGGCTCAAAGTTCGCCGCGCGTGACACCTCCATCATCGGCCAGCAGCTGGGGGACGTGGAGAACCCGGACCCGTGGGACCTGTTCAACACCATCCTGAAGATGGCCCAGAAGCGCGCCTACGTGGACGCGGTCCTGCGCACCACGGCCACCTCCAACCTGTACACGCAGGACCTGGAGGACGACGGCGCGGGGGATGACATCCCGCCGCCTCCGGCACCGCCGGGACCGCCGGGCCCGCCGTCGGACGTCATCACCGTCCGTCCCACGCCGGCGCCTCCCCCTGCGCGCGAGCCCCCGCCCAACAGCCCGGAGGACCTCGGCTTTGGTACGCCGCCGGCACCGCCTCCCGTGGAAGACGTGCAGGCGCGCGTGGCGCAGTTGCTGGAGCGCCTCAAGGTGGCCACGGATGAGGACCTGGTGGCACGGCCGGGTTCCATCCTGATGGAGATTTCCCAGTTCCCGCCCGGGCCGGCCAAGGACGCGCTCGTGGCCGCGGGCCGCAAGCGCCGGGAACAGCTGAAGATTGCGGGGCTGCGCGCCGCGGCGGGTGTCTCGTGAACGCGCGCCTTCCGGTCCTCCCCAGCGCCAGCAGCCTGGACCGCGCCGCGGCGTGCCCAGCGTCGATCCTCCTGCCGCGCTGGGGTGACATCACCTCCGCCTGGGCGGAGCGCGGCACAGCCCTCCACGCGTTCTTGGAGGCCTACAGTGCCGCCAAGGTGGCCGGCGCCGCGGATGCCTACTCGGTGGCCATGGAGGCGGTGCCGGAGGAGTTCCGGGACGAGTGCTCCGCGCTGGACCTGGACCGCCTGCCGCTGGGTGATGGCTACGCCGTGGAGGAGTCCTGGGCGCTGGACCTCATCACCGGAGCTGCGCGCCGCATCCCGGCGCCCGACCCTGAGACGCACATCTACCAGGGCGTGGAGCCGTGGGAGGTGCCCCTCACGCTGGACGTGCGCGGCACGCGTGAGCCCCTGGTGGTGGACTTCAAGTCCGGGTTCATCCACCGCGACCACACGCACCAGCTCATGGCGGGCGCCGCGGTTGAGGCGCACGCGCTGCAGGCGGATGCCGTGACGCTGGAGCTCATCCGGCTGGACTCCGGCGCACGGGACCAGCGCGTGGTGGACGCGTTTGACCTGGTCATGTGGCGCGCGGAGTGGGTGCGCCGCTTCTCCGACGCGCGGGAAACCACGCAGGTCACGGATGACCAGGTGCGGCCCGGCGCGCACTGCCGGAACTGCAAGGCGTGGCTGGCCTGCCCGGCCAAGATGGGCGTGGTGGTGGACGCTGCGTCCGGTGAGTTGGTCCGGCGCCTCAACCGCGTGGCCACCGGCGGCGACGTGAAGCGCACGCTGGAGCTGCTGGACGAAGTGGCCGCGGACCTCAAGCGCATGCGGGACACGCTGTTTGGCGCCGCGCGGGAGCAGCCCATTGACCTGGGTGACGGCACCGTCCTGGGCGTGCGGCCCACGGAGCGGGAGCAGGTGCGCGCGGACGTGGCGTGGCCTGTCCTGGTGCAGATGCTCGGGCCGGAGCTCGCGGAGCGCGCGGCCACCCGGGACATCAGCAAGGCGTCCATCCAGCGCGCCGTGCGCGTGGCCAAGGAGAAGGACCCCGCGCGCTGGGCACAGCCGGCCACGCACATCCAGGCGTCCATCCTCGAGGCCATCCAGGCCCGCGGGGGCATTGACCGCAAGGTTTCCAGCACCGTCTCGGTGCACCGGAGGAATGCATGACCATCATTCACGAGAAGACGTCCGGAAGTTTCAACGTGAAGCTCACGGAACACGAAGTGGACGAGCGCAGGAAGAAGCTCGTCACCCACCATGTGCGCCTGCAGGAACTCATTGACCTGGAGAACGCCGCCAAGGCGAACCTCAAGAACCGCAAGGAGAACACCGAGGCGCACCGGAACGAAATGGAGGACCTGGCGCGCGTATGCCGCACCGGCGAAGAAACGCAGTTTCTGGATGACGCGCCGGTGGAGATTGACACCACCAGGTGGCTGCGCACGGTGCTGCATCCCACGGACTTCCGCGTTGTCGCTGAGCGCGCACTCACGCCGGCGGAACGGGAGAACTACCGGCAGATGGAGATTGAGACGCCCGAGGAGAGGGAAGCCACGGAAGCCGCGGCCGCGCGTTCGCGCAAGCGCAAGGCACCGGGCACCAACGGCGAAGACGCAGGGAGCGCGGAATGAGCGCCCGGGTCGGTCCGCGTGAAGCCACGCTGGAGGATGCCCAGCGGGTTGTCCGTGCAGCGCGGACCGACCCGGTGCGCTTCACCATCACGGGCATGGCGCCGCGCACGAAGAAGAACAGCCAGCGCATCATGCGCAAGAAGGACGGCACGCCGTTCGTTGCGCCGTCACAGCAGGCCACCACGTGGGCAAAGCAGGTGTACCTGGTGCCGCGCCCTGCCCGGCTTCCGGACCGCCCCTGGAACTGCAAGGCGCTCATCTACCGGGACGCGAACCGCGGGGACGCGGTTGGCTACTACCAGGCGGTGGCGGACCTGCTGGAGAAGCTGGGCGTGGTCAGCAATGACCGGTGGATTGTGAGCTGGGACGGCTCGCGCATGCTGAAGGACGCGGCGCGGCCGCGGATTGAAGTGGAGCTCACGGAGGTGCGCGCGTGAGCACCTCCTTTGACCACGGCCTTCTGAACGCGCAGCTGAACCGCCTGCGGGTGCTGCTCCAAGAGATCACGGAGCTCACGCCGCAGCGCGGGTACCGCGCCGGGCTCAGCCGCTGCCCAAACTGGCCAGTCTGCAAGCACCCAGGGTGCGAGCTGCTCCGTGACGTGCAGAAGAGCGCGGCCGCTGAGCTGGCGCGCATTGACCTCGAGTACCGGGACCCGCGCGCAGCCGCGGCCGCGGTGACTGAAGACGCCGCCGCGCTGGACTTCGCGGCCGAACACGAACCCCTCAAGGAGACCCGATGATTCAGCACAGCGTTGACGACGACGGAGCGTTGGTTCTCACGGTGGAAGGTGGTCCTGCCGCGGCACCGCTGCGGGAGCAGCTGCTGCTGTGGATGCTGGGCCAGGTGACCGCGCCTGCGGCCCCCAAGGCGCTCCCAGCCCCAGCCCCGGCGCCAGCGGTGAACACGGAAGCGGAGGAAGAGACGCCCGCCCCTCCTGCTCCTGCGCGGCCGCGGCGGCACGCGGCCAAGCCCGCCGGAGCTCAGCGCGGCGATGACATGCGCGCGCGCATTCTGGAGGCCATCCAGAAGCACGGCCCGTGTGGACCGGGACGCATCTGGGAGGAGCTGGGCGTGCGGGTACCGGTGAGCCCGCAGCGGCGCGCGCAGCTCAAGTCCCTGGTGGACGCCGGCGCCGTCACGGTCTCCGGGACGAAGACGCGGAAGCTGTACCAGCTGGCCGGCGCGCCATCCTCGGTGGACGAACGGTCTGCCCTTGAGCGCAACAACGCACGCGTCCTGGAAGCGCTGCAGGAGCTCGCGCCGTGCTCACCCAAGAAGGTCTGCGCGCGGGTGGGCCTGACCAGGCAGACGCTGGAAGCGTCCTTCCGGGCGCTGGAGAAGGCCAGGCGCATCCGGCTGGAGGGCAACACCGCGGCGCGCGTGATCTTCCTCGTGGAAGAGGAGGAGTGACACCATGGCAGACGTTGCCGTCAGGGACCGCCGCTTCGCCGGGTGCCGCTGCACCAAAGTCACGGCCAAGGCGCTGCTGGTAACCATCCCGGAGCTGGGCGGGGACTTCTGGGTTCCGTTGCGCGTGGTCTGCGGCACCAGCGCGGCGCTGCGGGCGCCGTTCACCGGTGACCTGGTGGTGGCCGCGTGGTTCGCGCAGCGCCTCGAGAAGGAGCGCGCGGAGCGGCTGAATGGTGCGGCTGCACCGCCGCAGAAGGACGGCGCAGCATGAAGGCGCTCTCCATCCAGCAGCCGTGGGCGTCGCTCATCGTCGCGGGCATCAAGGACGTTGAGAACCGCACGTGGTCCACCAGGTACCGGGGACCACTGGCCGTGCACGCCGGCTCAAAGCTCAACAAGGCCACTGCGCGTGATGCGTTCTCGCGCTTGGAGCGCGTGCAGTTGGTGACGCTCTGCAACTGCATCGCGCTGACCACCAGCAAGGATGTGCTCACCGTGACGCTGGACGATGTGCCGCGCGGCGCTGTCATTGGCGTGGTGGATGTGGTGGACGTCATCCGCACCAGCAAGAGCAAGTGGGCGTTGGAGGACCATTTCCACTGGGTGCTGCGCAATCCTCGTCCCGTGCGCGCGTGGTGGATGAGCGGGCGGCTTGGGTTGTTCGATGTGCCGGACGGGTTGGCTTCGGCCACGGAGGCAGCATGACACGCCAGAAGTGGCTGGGCGCGAAGGACGCAGCCGCGGAGTGCGGAATCAGTGACGCGCTGGCATACCGGCTGGTGTTGGAGCTGGCGCGCCGGCTCGGGCGGTCACCGGACTGCCGGAGCGTGCTGCGCGTGCCGCGGGACGCGTGGGACGTGTTCTGGAGGGAGTACGTATGCGGCTCTACAAACGCGGGCGCATCTGGTGGACCTGGGGTTACGACGAATCCGGAAACCGCGTCCCGCGCAGCACCCGCTGCACCGACAAGGCCGCGGCTGAAGCTGTTGCCCGGCGGCTCGAGCGGGAGCTCGCCAATCCGGATCACGCGGCCCAGAACGCGGCCCGCCTGACGGACGCGTTGGCGTCCATCATCCAGCGGAAGCAGGAAGAGGCCGCCGCCGGCGCGCGGTCCCCGGACACCGCGGCGTTCTACCAGGTGAAGAGCGGCCACCTGGCCCGGCTCCTGGACGTCCCCCTGCGCGCCGTCACCGCGGCCGCGGTGGACGGCTACGTGAGCACCAGGCGCAGCGAAGGCGCGCGGGACACCACCATCCACAAGGAGCTGGTGGTCCTGCGGCAAGCCCTGCAGCTGGCGCGGCGCCATGGCCTGTGGGCCGGGGACCTGGACGCGGTGATGCCGGCGTCCATGGCCGGGGACTACACGCCCAAGGAACGCTGGCTGCGGCCCTGGGAGCTTGCCGCGTTGCTGGCGGAGCTGCCCCCGGACCGCGCGGCGCGCGTGGCGTTCGCCGTGGCCACCAGCGCGAACTGGGGGGAGACCAACAACGCCCGGCGGGAGGACCTGGGCGGCCAGCTGGTGCGCGTGCGGGGCACGAAGACGGCCACGCGGCTCCGGCAGGTGCCGGTGGTCATGGAATGGCAGCGGGAGCTGCTGGAGTTCACCCAGGCGCACGCACGCGGCACTGGAGGCGCGCTCTTCCTTCCATGGCAGAACGTGCGGCGGGACCTGCTGACGGCCTGCCAGCGGGCAACCAGGGCCACTGCGCGGGCAGTGGAGCCCTGCAGCACCAATGACCTGCGGCGGACGTTCGGGATGTGGGGCCGGCTGAGCGGCCAACCGCTGGAGTACCTGGCCCCCATGATGGGGCACAGCACCACGGTCATGCTCCAGCGCGTGTACGGCCGCCTGGGTGCGGAGCAGCTCGCCCAGCTGGCCCGCGAGTGTAGCAATATTGAAGCAACGCCCGTGGAAAACGTGGTTTCCGTGGACTCCGTGGAGAACGCGCCAAAAGAAAAACCCCGCACGATGGCGGGGTTTTTGGTGCCCGGGGACGGAATTGAACCGCCGACACGGGGATTTTCAATCCCCAGCCTGAAGGACGTTTCTCCGCGCCACCACGCGGAGAAGAACGGCGAAGAGGCGGCCACTGAAGCACTATTGAAGCAGCCGGCCTGACGCGCGCCGCCATCACTCCGGGCTGACCCGCCGGATGCTCACGTACGTCACGTCCGCTCCAGCGGACACGGTCTTGTCCGCGCTGGTGCTCACGTAGGCCTGGATCTTCAGGGTGTCCCCCGCGGTGAGGAGCAGATCTCCCGTGTGGAGCTCCACGGAGTAGCTGTCCGTGGTGTTCCCGGTGGCCATGGCCACGGCGGCCGCGGTCCCGTTCACCACCGCGCGCAGGCGCAGCTGGAAGACGGCGGTGCTGTATTCCAGCGGGCACTCCAGCCGCGCGGTCACGTTGTAGATGCCCGTCGCCGGCGCCGTGAAGATGCCCGTGGTGGTGTCAAAGAGCGCGGCTTCATCCCAGCCACCCGGGGACGTGGAGTCATTGTTGAACACCACGTCCTGCCAGGTCGCCTTGGTGAGCGTGAACGTGCTTGACCGGTACGCACGCACGGAGGGCTGCGCCAGCAGCGCGTCCAGCAGGCCCACCACGATCTCCGTGGTGCCAGCGGACCGGTAGAGCTCAAACCGCACGTACCGGGCGCTCGCGTTGGCCACGAGTTTCCGCTGGTGGCTCACCCATGACGTGGTGAGCGCCTGCGTGATGGCGCTGGTGGTGATGGACGCCCCGGCGGCCGTGAAGGACCGAAGGCGCACGGCCAGCGTGGGCGTGGAGCTCACCGCCTTGGCGCGGAAGTCCACCACGAACACCTGGGACGGCACGCACGGGATGAGCTCGCTGGCCACCACGGCCGTGCCGGTCTTCAGGTAGAGCGCATGGGTGCCCAGCTCCGCGTTGGCGGTGTCCAGGAGCGCGTCCGTTCCCCACACGCCGGCGTCCATGGCCCAACCGTCCGGTGGGACCGTCTCCCCGAAGCTCCGGGCCTGGAACCGGATGTTGGCCAGGAGCGCGTTGCGGGACGCCTTGATGATGCCCGCGCGGCGCACCACCGCGTCATAGACGCCCTGCCGCACGCGGCGGCTCATGGTGGCCCGGGCATCCAGCATGTTCCCGGGGGGCGGCAGGCCGTTGCCGCCGCTCCCTTCCTTCTCCAGGTGCCGCGCGTAGCCGCCGCTGGGGAGTCCGCGGGCCTGCACGTTGGACCTGCCATTCTCGTGGGTCACCTGCGTGATGCCGCCGTCCACGGACTGGTCCGAATGCAGGGCGGACTGCAGGCGGACGAAGTCCCCCACCTCCAGCTCCGGGATGGCCAGCGCGTCAAAGCTCGCCTGCGCCTTCGGCAGGCACAGGTCCCGCAGCAGCGCCACCGCCATGGCCTGTGCCTGGGCAATGGTGCGGATGGGGCTGGAGGCGGGCTCCACCACCTCCATGGTGCGTGCGCCGAAGACGGACAGGCTCTTGTGCCCAGCCTCCGAGCTGTGGAGGTCCTCGCTGTTGACCTCGTAGACGGCCAGGGCCGCGGACGCCGTGACGTCCCCGGAGACCGGATCCGTCTCCGGCGTGGTCTCGCCTGCCTCGTACGTGGGCCGGGAGCCCACCACCTGCGTGGTGGTGCCGGTGGGGATGCTGGGCACCGCCGTGGCCGCGGTCTCGTTCGTGGGGAAGTAGACCAGCCGGATGTGGTTGCGGATGTTGGCCAGGTCCAGCCGGAGCCCCGGGACCGCGCGCACCTGGTCCGCGGTGAGGGCAATGCACGGCCAGCTGCGCGTGCGCTCCGGCTCCAGCAGAGTCAGCTTGAAGGTCTCGGTGGCGTAGTCCCAGCGCGTGCGCACCACCCAGCCGCACTGGTCCGCCACCGCCTGGAGGGCCTGAACCACCGGCTGGCGGATCTGGTTGTACGTGTAGACCACGGCCGTGGGGCTGCCCTCCACGCCCAGGGACGTGACGGTGACAAAGCCGGTGGGGTCCGCCAGCTGGAACGTGCTGCCCACCGCGGCCGCGGCGGCGTCATCCACGATGTCCTGCAGCACGTTCTGGATAGTCCGTCCGGCCTCGGTGCCGTACGTCTTGTTCACCTCGGTGACCCACGCGTCCGCGTACAGCCCGCTGATGTCACGCGCGGACACGCGCAGCTCGTCCTCCTCCCCACCCCATTCCGGTTCGTCCAGGAAGCCCTGGAAGCGCACCTGCCAGTCATCCGTGGCGGGCTCCAGCCCCAGCGGCAGGCGGCACACCTCCAGCTGCACGAACCGCCGCGGCGTGAGCAGCTCGGTGGCCGTGCCCGCGCCGGTGAACGCGTCCCCGTACGTGGAGTGGTCCACGCCCGGGTAGGTGGCGCTGGGCAGCGGCACGCGGTTCAGCGCGTTGTTGGTGAGTGGCGCCAGGGAGAGGGACCCGCGGCGCTTCCACAGCTCCAGGTCCAACACCTCCCCGGGGCCGTCCACGTCACCGCGGATGTTCCACGCCTTCAGCCAGTCGTGCCCCAGCAGGTCCGTGAGGTCCTGCAGATCACCGTTGACGTCCCCCACCCGGGCGCGCGCGTGCAGCGCGGACGCAAAGCCAAGCCCCGCCATGCGCCGGAAGTCCTCCTCGATTTCGGCCGCGGTGAGCGCTGTGCTGTCCACGGTGACGGACTCAATGTCCCCGTTGAACCACTGCGCGGTGCCCTGCTCATTGGAGCCGATGTACCAGCGCCCGGTGGACCCGGACGTGGTGGGCGCCGAAGCCACGGACGTGCTGCCCACCAGGCCACCGTCCACGTAGAGCAGCGCCGTGGTGCCGCTGCGCACCAGCGCCACGCGCGTCCAGCGCTCCACCGGCAGGACGCAGCTGGTGAACGTGGGCTCGTTGTTCGTGCCGCTGCCGTTCTCCCAGAACCCGCGCGGGCACCGGTTGGCGTCAATGTTGAGCGTGGCCAGGATGTTGGTGGCCGCGGACTCGCCGGCGGACCCGTAGGTGACCACCGTGCCCAGCGCCGCCCAGGTGCTCCGGAGACGGATGCTGGCAATGATGGTCCAGCCGGAGCCCGTGAGGTTGGCGCCATCCGCGCCCGTGGAGGGGCTGGGGCCAAACGCGCGGTTGGTGCCGTTGAACTGGCGCGCGGCCAGCCCGATGGACGGGCCACCCGGGGCGGCGGACGCCGGCGTGATGACCGGCGGGTTGTTGATGGCGGGGAGCGCCTCCGTTGAAAGCAGGTCACGTGCGGAGTCCGCGGCCGCGGATTCCTCCAGCGTCCACTGGTGGAGCGTGGTGCTGCGTATTCTCGGATGGCAGCCGCGGCCGTTGGTCCATGCGCGCACGCGTCACCTCGCCGTGACTTCCAGCAGCTTGAAGGACACCACGCGGTGATTGCTGGCCCAGGCGCCGTCAATGAAGGCCTGCACCTCAGCGGACGAGACCTCAGCTCCCACCACAAGGATGCCCGCGGCCTCCTGGATGATGTCTCCGGTGAGCCACAGCCCAGGCAGCGCTCCCAGCGCCAGGGAACTGGACGCCACCGCGGCCACCAGCTCCGCGGGAGCCGCCCACGGCAGGATGGCCAGGTCATCGTAGTTGCTGTTTGCGCTGTTGGTGCCGTTGGTCTGCTTTCCCAGCATGCTGAACGTGGAGCTGGAGACGCTGAAGTTCCCGGGGCTGGTGGGTGGCGTGCCGCTTGGGCCGTACGTGAGCACGCCGTCCGTGAAGACGCGGTAGCTGCCGGCGTCGCACGTGACCGCGTAGTGCGTCCACGTGTTCGCGGGGCTGTTGTTGTGGTTGTGCCACCACATCATGGTCCACGTGGTGGAGCTCGTGAGGGTGGCCGTCCATGCGCAGGAGCCGCCGGAGGAGTTCACCTTCATTGCGCGCGTGCCGTACTTCGGCGTGGGCGTGCTGGTGATGAGCTGGGCAGCGTATCCGGAGTTTGCGCCCAGCCCGGTGCCGTCCGCGGTGAGCCCCCAGCTGTCAAAGCTGAACGTGTGACCGCGGCCCAGGAGCAGGTTCTCCAGCGCCTCCGCCAGGGCCGCAGTCATGGGCGTGGTGGTGAGGGTCCACTCGCGCGGCCATCCGCGTTCCCCGCGCTGCAGGCGCGTGGACAGCATGCGGTCAACGGCGCCCACCTGGACGTGCGCTGCCTTCGCCTGCGCGTTCGCAATGGCCACCTCCCAGTTGTTCAGCTTGAGGAACGCCACGGTGTCATCCCCTGTTCGCGTACCGGCCGGGACTCCAGCCGTCGGTGGGAGACGTCTGCTTCATCTGCCAGTCATTGCGCTTCAGCTTCCGGAGCGCGTCTTCCACGTTCGCGCCGTGGATGTGCACGTCCCCGTGCACGGCGATGCCGCCGGCATCACCGCGGCCGCCGCCATCCGGGCGCCACGCCGGCGCGCCGTCTCCGCGAAGGGGCCCGCTGCCGCCGCCTTCCGCCTCCAGCATTGCCGCGTACCGGGCAGCGTTCACCTTGGCGATTGCCGGCACGTTCATGGACTCGCGCGCGGCACGGGACAGGTTGCCCAGCTCCGCCGCCGCCATGTCCGCCGCGTAGGAGGCTCCAGCCACGGAGTCCCGCCACGCCACCAGCGCGTTGAGGTCCGTGTCCTGGATGCCGCCGGCGTCCTTCTGGTCCCTGCCGCGGTTGAACATCTTGTCCAGCGTGTTGTGGACCTCGATGAACTTCCGCGTGACGTCATTGATGGCGTTGTGTGCGCGCCCGAGGCCAATGGCCACCTCAATGACCGCGAGCACCAGCTTGCGGTTGGCCTCGTACAGCTGGACCGCAGCATCCTGACCAGGCAGCAGCGCGCCAATGACCGCGGCTACCGCGCGGTTCATCATGAGGAACTGCTGCGTGAGCGGCAGGAGGTTCCTCCACAGCGGTTCCATGGCCTCCACCAGCGGCTGCGTGGAGCGCGTCAACGCCTGCTGCCACTGGCCGTAGGACTTCGTCTGCGTGGACAGCGCCATGAGCCCCGCGCCGAGTCCGACGGACACGGCCACCAACGGGACGAACGCCGCCACAAGCGGCGCCACCAGGGGCGCGTAGAGCAGCGTCACCAGCGCGGTGGTGGGACCACCGGCAAGCCCCGCCAGTGCGGGTGCCAGGGCAAGGCTCAGCGCGGTGCCGCCAGCGGCCAGCCCCTGCTGCGCCCCGCCTCCCAGCGCCCCCAGTGCGCTGTTGCCGCTGATGGCCTTGCCCAGCACGTCCTGGATGGGCGCAGAGACGGCCTCGAACGCACCGCGGAACAGCTTGCCCACGTAGTCCACCGCCTCACCCATCACCTGGGTGAAGCGGTCCGCGAGGCCCTGCAGCAGGGACCCAATGATGGGCATGGCGCTGCCCATGGAAGCGGCCGCGGATGACGCTGCCTTGGCCGCGCTGGATGCGGCGGCCATGGATTCTGAGCCCGTCATGCCGGCAAACCCGCCAGCCTGCCCCACAAGGGACTTTGCGGCCCCGGTGCTCTTGAGCTCCCGCAGAAGTCCTGCGCCCAGCTGGCCGTCCACCAAACCGGCGCCGCCGGCGCCGCCCACGATGGAGCGCACAGCGCGGTCCAGAACACCGGCAAGCGCCTTGTGCTCTTCCGCGGTGCGCGTGGCAGCCTTGCCGGACTTCTCCAGCGCATCCGCCATGGCCAGGAACCGGTCCGTGGGCAGGACGGCGCCCATGGCCCCAAGCGGCCCGCCCAACGCCGCCGCCAGCCACCGCGCGTCCCCGGATCCCCATGCAGCCGGCGCGTCCGCGTCCCCGGTACCGGGCCCGCGCGTGAACGCGTCCGCCTCCTGGCGCATGGACTCCGCGGCGCTGGCCGCGGCGTCACCCAGCAGCGTGGTGGCGTTGGCCAGCACCGTGAGCGGTCCGCCCGCGAACGCCAGCGCGTTGTTCAGCGCCGCCATTTCGCTGTTGAACTGGCTGGCCGCGTCCGTCCCGCCTGAAGCCAGCCCGAGGAACGCGGCCGTCTGCTCGTTCAGCTTTGCCTGCGCGGCCGCGGCCTCCGTGGCAGCTTCCGCGCCGTTGGCGGCTTCCTGCTTCAACCCCTCACGCTTCAGCGCTGCGCCAAAGAAGCCGTCGTTGGAGTTGTCCGTGCTCCGGATCTCCATCATCTGCTTCCGGAGGTTCGCGGCCTTCTGCGCGAGCTCCTCCGCCTGCAGCGTGAGGCTCTCCACGTTGCTGCTGGTGGCCTTCGCAACGGAGCCCTCACTCATGCCCAGCTTGCGCATGGCGTCCTGGACCTGGGAGCGCTCCATGGCAGCCTGCTGGAGCAGGTTGCGTGATGCCGCGGCCGCGCCGGACGCCATGAGCCCAAGGCGCTTGCGCTCCTTGTCCAGGTCATCCGAGCCCATGGTCTTGTAACGGGAGCCGCCAGCGGCATCGTCCGCGAGCGCGGTGATGGTGGCGAATTGCTTGTCCACAGCGGCCGCGGCCTCCTCGGACACGCGCTTGAACTCCTCCATGCGGTCCTTGGCCACGCTGATGGCGCCCGCCACCAGGCCGAAGACGCCCACCAGCCCGCCGGCCACGCCGATGGCACCGCCGCCGGTGATGGCGCCTGCAAGGCCAGCGGCGCCGTCCACCATCTTTCCGAAGGCGCCACCCGCTGTGATTCCCAGCTGCCCCGCGGCCCCCGTCACCTTCTTGAAGGATTCGCTGACGGTGTTGAGCTTCTCCTGCGCCGTGAGGCCCAGCCGCTCCTGCGCTTCCCGGAACGCATCCGCCTGCAGCCGCGCGGCCTCAATGGCCTTCACGTTCTTCAGCACCGCGGCGTTGAACGCGGTCTGCCGCTTGTTGGCCTCCATGATGGAGCCGTTCATGGCGTCAATGACGCCCTGGACCTTCTTCGCGCCGATGGCGTCCAGGGACCGGCCCATCTGGGCAATGGAGACGTTTGCCGCCGATGCCGAAGCGGTGAACTTGCTGGTGTCCAGCGTCAGCCGTGCGACAAGTTCACCGAGGTCCACGCGTCACCCCTTCTTGTTTCGTTCCGCCCGCTCCGCCTCCAGCTGGAAGAACTCCATCCACTCGCAGAACTCGTCCATGGTGAGCTCCTGCGTGAGCCGGGCCACCGTCATTCCCAGCTCCCTTGCGACGGAAAACAGGTTCAGGCGGAGGACGTCTCCGCGGAGGGCTTTCCCACCTCTTCCGCCTCCTTGCTGACCAGGCTGCTGGTGGCCGCCACCACGTCCTCCACCCACCCGCCAATGCCGGCCTGCAGGAGGACGCCGGCGTCCGCAGGCTCAAACACGCGCTCGTCGGTGCCGGGCACGTACGCGGAGCCGATGAGCGTGTGGATGATGAGCACGCCGTTCGGGATGGGCACGTCCGGCGCAGGGTTCTTCTTCTGCGCAGCCGGGTCCTTCTTCTGCGCCTCCCGGTTGGCGAAGGCCTGCGCGGCCGCCATCATGGAGTCACGCTCAGCCAGCGTGGGCTGGCGCAGTTCCAGCTCGATGGCGGCACCGTTGATGGTCACCGTGAGCAGCTTGCTGCGGCGGGGAACGGTGGCCAGGAGGGAGGAGCGAAGAGCGGCGCGGTTCATGGGTTCTCCGGGGTGAGGGTGGTCACTCGTCTGACCACGCAAAGGGCTTGGGGATGGACGCGCCGGCGGGCGCCGTGGCGTCGTACGTTGCGGTGACCTGGTGGAGGGCGCCCACAGCCGCGGAGGCCTTCAGGCTGGTCTCCAGGCCCATCATGCGGAAGGCCAGCGTGGTGTCCGGGAAGGTCACCTCCAGCACCCGGACCTCCGCGCTTGTCAGCCACGTCTCCAGCTTCATGGTGCCGCCGCCGGTGTCGAAGTCCTTGCCGGCCATGGAGCGCATGTCCAAGGTCAGCATGGCCTGGATGAGGCCCAGCTCCTTGGTCTTGTGCTTCCCGGACTTGAACACCGTGGTTTCCAGCACGTCCCGGCTCACCGCGATGTCCGCGCGGAACGTCTCGTCCAGCTCCAGCTGGGGGAGGTACTTGCCGGTCACGGTGACCGGGCCCGTCCAGGACCCGGACGCCTTGGTGGCTTTCCCCCAGCAGTGGTTCAGCGTGTACGTGTCCGCCGCCTGCAGGACCCCGTTGTCATAGAGGAGCACGGCCTCCGCGGGGTCCAGGATGCGCTTCGCGGTGTTGGTGACCTGCGCCACCGTGTTGCCTCCGGAGAGCGTGCAGGCCTCCCCGGTCATGGTGGTGGGCGTGCCGGTGGCGTACGCGCGGCACGATGCGGCTGAGCTGGGCATGGTGCCTCCTGCTGGGTGGGATTACGGAATGACCGTCACGTCCGTGGTGCTGGTGAGCGTGGCCGTCATCTGCGGGATGCCACCCACGTCCGGCGTCACCTTGAAGCTGGAGACCTTGAAACCGGCCTCGTACCCGTTGGTGCCGTCAAAGAGGTTGCGGACGTACACGGTTGCGCCGTCCAGGAGGCTGGCGCGGAGCAGCGTCTGGGACGCATCGCTGGGCTCAAAGTCCCCGCTCAGCGTGATGTCAAAGCCCAGCAGGCCCAGGATCTTGGTCTTGTAGGCCCCGTCCTTGAAGTCCGTGGTTTCCAGAACGTCCCGGCCAAGGGGCCAGTCCGTGGACTTGATGCCGTCCGCCTCCACGGTGGGGGTGGCGGACGCGCCGATCTTGATGACGCCGGTGTGGGCTGCACTGGGCATGGGGTGCTCCTCTTCAGCGCTGTTTCACGCGCATCTGGAAGTTGATGGTGAAGCGGGGACAACCGTCTCCGTCCACGCCAATGGGGGTGGGGCTGCCGTTGAGCGCCAGCACGTCCACCACCCCGGTGATGGACACGCGGTGCAGCTTCTCCAGCAGCTCCCGCGCCTTTGCCTCGCCGCGGGCCCACTGCTTCGGCTCGTCCCGCACGGTGACCTGCACGCGCGGGCTCCACAGGCTGTGCTTGGAGCTGTGCATGTACGGATCCGGCGCCGGCGCGCCGTAGTCCAAAAAGAACACGGCCCGCCGCGGCGCCCCCGTCCCGTGGTTGCGCACAGGGCCCACAAAGAGGTCCGTGCCCAGCGTCCCCGCGCTGGCCGTCTGCGCGGCTTCCGCGAGCTTCTGGGCGGGCAGGAGCTGGGTCATGCGCCACCCAACGTGGCGCGCAGGTGCGCGGCCAGTGCCGCCTGGATGCCTTCCTTGCGCTCCATCAGCTCGCGCTCGAGGAACTTGGCCTCCCCGTCGTCGTGCTGCAGCGTCATGTCCTCGTGCTGGATGATGGCGTGCCGCGCGCTGAAGCCCAGCTCCGCGCCGTTGGGGAGCATGCGCACGAACTGGCTGGCCGCGAGCTCGCCGTCATCCCGGGGTGCACGCGCGGCCGCGCCACGCACGGCGTCTTCCGCCAGCTGCTGGAGCGTGGCGGTGCCTTCCTGCGCCAGCTGGGCGCCGGCGGAAGCCAGCTTGGTGCTGATGGCGGACGCGGTCACAGGTAGACCTCGACGTGAGATGCGTTTCCGTCCGCATCAGGAACCACCTGCAGCGTCAGGGGGAAGCGGACCTTGGTTTCATCCGCGGAGGAGTCCCCGGGCGCCCAGAAGCCGTCCGTGTCCGCGCAGGACGTGTCCGTGGTGGACAGGCGGTGGCTGCTCACGCGTTCGTCCCCGGACGGCGTGCGCACCAGGCGCGCGGTGGCCTCGTACCGGCACGCCAACGCCACCGCGGTCCCAAAGACCGGCTCGCCGTCGCTGCCCCGGGACGTCACCGGGCGGCGGTAGGCGGTCTGGCTCATGGTGGCGCGGAGGGCGGGGTGCATCAGGTCTCCGGGTGGTCTTCGCCGTCATGGGTGAAGGGGGGCTGGCGCACGTCCGGGTCCCGGCGCTGCTCCAGGAATTCCTCCCGGGTGAGCCCGCCGATGACCACGCCGCCCGCGCCGGAGAACGCCGCGCTGAAGGCCTCCGCCTCCAGCTCCGCGGCGCGCTGGCGGTAGAACTCCGCCGGTCCCATCCCCACGGACAGGGACAGGTTGCGCACGTCCCCGCGCTTCGCCAGGCGGAGCGCGAGGTCCTTGCACAGCTTGGCCGCAATGAACTTCTCGGACCCGCCTTCAGCGATGAGCGCCGTGATGGTGGCGTCTGCCACCAGCTCGGGCGTCTCGGTGTCCGCAATCAGCAGGCGGATGCGGTCCAGCGCGGTGGACAACGTGGGGTCAAACGCCACGGCCTCACCTCCGCTTCTTGGACTTGGGCTCCCGCCACGTGAGCAGGCCCAGCGTGAGCAGGTCCCGGAATTCCGGACGGTCCTGCGCGTTGGGCACAACCGCGTCCGGGCCAAACCCGGGAATGGCCGCGGTGGTCACCCAATCCACGGGACGGCCGTTCTCCTGCACCGGAAGGACGTTCCCAGCCCGCACCTCCTCCTGCAGGGCAGGCCAGCGCTCCGCGCCCGGCACCACTTCGCCGGGCGGGAGCACCGTGCCTGCTGCACGGACGGGCTGGAGGGCCACGAACACCAGCATCAGGCCGCCGTGGTGGGCACCACGCCGCCCGGCCGGAAGATGACCTGGAGGACAGTGCCGTCCGCCACGGTGCCGACCTTGTCGAACACCACGGCCACCGCGTACGAGCCAATGACGGCGTCCGTGGCGCCGCCGGCGTCGGACGTGTTCACCACGCCCGCCGAGATGGCGATACCCCGGCCCGTGGAGGCCTGCACCTTCAGCAGGTCACCAGGGGCCAAGCTGCCCGCGCCCACCTTCATCTTGCAGCGCACGCCGGGCATCACCACCACGTCCGCAATTTCATCCTGGGCGGGCGCGTTCTGCAGGATGCCGTCAGCGCGCTCACCCACCGTGCTGCACAGCGCCCACTTGCCCGCGCTGTTCCGCTTCACCGCGCAGTACTGGTAGCTGGACAGGTCCGCGGCTGCCGGCGCGTTGTCGATGGGGTTGGCGTTGTATCCGATGGTCATGATGTGCTCCGCGCCGGGGCGGCCCCGGCTGAAGTTGTGCGTTCAGGTTCAGGACACCAGGCCCGTGACCAGGATGCCGCTCACCAGGCTGGTGCGCGCCGGCCCAAGGACCGCGGTGCCGTCCGTGTTCCACTTCTTGGTGTCCGGGTCGTACCAGCGCTCCACCGCCACGCCGTCCACCAGTCCGTCGATGATGTTGTCATCACCCACGAAGTTGTAGCCGGCGCTGGGCTCGTCAATGGCCGCGCTGGGCGCGACGTAGCCCAGCCACATCATCTTGTCCCAGTTGGACGCGCCACCCATGGCCGCCATGCTGGGGGATTCATCCGTGCCGCTGTTCTCCACGGCGCGGTTGATGAGCAGGTTGGTGATGCCCAGCCCCGCAAACACCTGCTGCAGGAAGGCGTCATCCACCACCGTCTTTCCCAGCGCGCCGCCACCCACGCGGCCCTTCATGGCCGTCTGCACGTGCAGGCCCGTGGCCACCTGGTCACCCAGCACCAGCGTGTTGGGACGCAGGCCGCCGTTCTGGATGGCCACCAGCCGCTGGAGCTGCGCCACGTCACCCACCGTGTCCGCGCCCGTGGCGTTCACGTAGGCAATCTGGTTGGAGCCCAGCGCCGTGGAGGCCGCGCCGGCCAAATCCGTGGCGGCGCCGCCGTTGCCCTTCCACGTGCTGGTGGCAAACACCTTGGACAGGATCTCGTACTCGCGGAGGAGCGCCAGCTGCGCGCCCACGTACTTGGCGTCCGTGGTCTCCGGGTCGATGCCCGCCAGGCCGCGGTGGTGCCGCGGCGTGGAGCGGCCAATGCCCCAGATGTCCAGGGAGCCATCAACGTACGAGCCCGCGTAGTCCACGCGCTCGTAGTTGGACGCGTCACCGGTGTTGCCGGAGGCAATCTTCTTGGCCTTCCGCGCGAACCAGTGGCCAATGTCAAAGTTCAGGTACTTGAACTCCAGGGCCGGCACCGTGACCTTCGGGAAGATCTTGTCCCCGATGAACGCGCGCTTGGCGGCCTCGGAGAGCATGTTTCCCACCGCCACCTCGGTCAGGTACGGCACCGGGGCCAGGCCATCCAGCTGCGGACCGGTCTTGCGGACCACGCCGCTCACGAAACTGTGCTTGTTGCTCATCACGCACGCTCCTGGTTGAACGCTTCGCGCTCGTCGGGGGTGAGGGACTGGAGCGCCTGGGAGCGCGCCTGCAGGTACTGCAGGTTGGGCTGGCTCTTCAGGACCGCCTGCGCGCGCTCCTCCACCAGCTTGGTCACCGGCTTGGGGCTGTCCTGCGCGGGGCCGCGGAAGCCGTGCGCCTTGAACAGCGCGGACATCTCCCCGCTCTTGGCGGTGGCCGCGGTCATCAGCTTGCGGACGTGCTCCGGCTTGGGAGCAATGAGCGCGTCCACCGCCTCTTCCGCGGTGAGACCGTCATGGGCCAGCTGGGCCACTTCCGCGGCCACGCTCTTGCGCAGCGCGGAGGTCTCCAGCGCGGTGAACTTGGTGGCCAGCTCGCCCAGGCGGTGCTCCATGGCCTCGCCGTCCTTCTTGGACTTGGCCAGCTCCGCCTTCAGCGCGGCAATCTCTTCGTCCTTCTTCTTCAGGATGCCGTCAGCATCCGCGGGCTTGGTCATGTCTTCCTCCAGTTCGGGTTCTTCCTGCTCCACCTCGATGCCAAGGGCGGCATCCACGGCGGTCACACCAGCGGCGAGGGAAGCCAGGCGCTGCTCCGCGTCCTCGCCACCCATGAAGGCTTCGGCGGTGGGCAGCTTGGCGCTGGCATCCAGTGCCGCGGCGCCCGCCAGGAACTCGTCCACGCTGGTCTTGAGCCTTTCCGCGTCACCGGCGTCCGCGGCGTCCATGGCCGCCTGCAGGAACGCGGCACGCAGGGCGCCATAGGCGTCCAGCTGCTCCGCGCTTTCCAACGCCTTGCGGGTGGTCATGCCCAGCGCCTTCTTGGCGCGCTCCATGAGGCCGCCCTTGCTCTTGATGAGCAGCACCTTGGCGCCAGCGTTGGCACCGCGGCGCACCAGGGAAACCTCGTGGACTTCAAGCTTCGTGATGCGCTTTCCCATGCGCCGGACCGTTCCGGCTTTGCACGCACGCGAAAAGCGCAGGTCCGTTGTCCGTCACAACCCAGCGGATGCGACGGACAAAGCCACCTCGCGGTACCTGCGCCGGCGCCGTGCGGCCCGCTTGTTGGCCGTGTCCTCGCACCGCGGGCAGCAGTACTTGCTGGGCCTGCAGCCGCGCGCGTTGGTGAACGCCTTGGCGCATGCCGCGTTGCGACACAGCAGCACCGGGGCCTCCGGGGTCAGCAGGCCCGTGATGGGCACGCCCGCCGCCAGCTCCAGCGCACGCACCGCCTCCGCAAACGCGCGGGCGTCTGCCACAGGAAAAGCTGGCGTGCGGCGCGCCTTCACGCGGGGAGCTCCTCACCGTAGCCCCACCCGCCCACGGAGGCGGAGTCCCAGTCCTCCGCCTGGTACGCGGCCAGGATGGCGTCACCGTCCGGGTTCTCCGGCAGGCGCACCTGGATGAGCCAGCCAATGGGCGCCTTGATGTTCAGCGCCTTCTGAAGGTCCGCGCCCAGAAACAGGGAGCCCACCAGCTCACCCATGCCCATGAACGTGTGCTCCACGCCGATGACACGGCTCCGCGCGAGGAAGTCCCACGCGGCGGCCTCCAGCGCCTCCGCGGTGATGATGTCCCCGTGGGAGTCCACAACCTCGGTGCCGTTCTCATCCGCCGCGATGCTTGCCCACAGCGTCAGCACCCGCTTCTCCGCGGCTGGTGCCTTCATCACCTTGAACGTCACTCCCACCGGCTCCTGCAGCCCCTTCATTGCCGCCAGAATCTTCTCCCGCACGAGGCACCTCCGTGTTGCTGGTGTTGGTGGTCCGGTTGTTGGTGTTCGGCTTCCATTCACCGGCGAACGCCGGCGCGCCCAGGATGTCCCGGGCCCACTGCTCCAGGGACAGCTGCGGCGTGATGCCGCCGGACATGATGAGCCGGTTGGCCACGTCCAGGATCTTCCACGGGTCCTGCGGGCGGATGGCTTCAAACTCCACCCACGGCCACAGGTTCGGGTCCGCCCAGCCGTTCAGCAGCATGAGGCTCGGCACCGCGTCACGGTTGATGACGTCCTCCTTGCGCCGGTTGAGCGCCTCGCACGCCAGCGTGGTGACCTGCGCCTTGATCTCCCCCAGCGCCATGGTGCCGCCGGCGCTGGTGCCCATGGCGGCCAGCTCGGAGAAGAACGCCATGAGGATGTTGCCGCCGGTGCGCCGAATGATCTTGTCGTAGTCCACAGCCGGCGGCCCCGCGCTCTTCAGCGTGTCAATCTTCCATCCACTCTTCTGGCCGTTGGGCAGGTCCTCCGCGGGCCGCAGGAAGAACGCGCGCTCGGACATGCTGTACTGCGCCGCCATCTCCTCGAGGTTGGTGCGGGCGCCCACCAGGCTGGGGTCCGTCCACGCGGCCATGGGCGCCTGGATGTCCAGCACGCCGGTGACGTCACGCTGCGCGCGGATGCCTTCCATCTGCAGGGCGTGCTTCTGGTGCTCGTATTCCACGTGGATGGAGCGCGCGAAGCTCCTGCCTTCCGGAGAACCGGACGCCGTCTCCGTGGTGAAGTTCAGCAGGCGCGTGACGCCGCGCTCATCACGGAATGGAAGACGCGCGCGCTTTCCCGTGGATGCGTCCCACTGGTGGAGCGCCACGGGTTCCGAGGTGACAGGGTCAAACTCCCAGCGCTCCCGCGTCTCCTGGTTGCGCAGGTACCAGCCGGCCCAGCCCACGCGGCCGTCCGCGTACCTGGATGGCGCGCCGCCATCCAACGGGGCCAGCCCGGCGCGCCGCTTGTAGACCACCTCAAAGGCGCCCCACCCGTAGATGTTCATGGAGTCCGCCTGCTGCAGAATCTCACCAAACGGCTGATGCATGTCTTCCAGGCATTGCTCCAGGAAGGCCGCCGCGGCCACCGCCGCGGGGTTGCCATCATCCGCGCACCGCACGCGCTTGCGCGGCCGTGCCTGCAGCAGGGACAGCATGGTGAGGCCCAGGCGCACGTACGCGTTGTTGTCCGCCATCTCGCGGAACTTCTTGGGGCCCAGGTTGCCCTTCAGCGCCTCCTTCCATTCCGCCTGGATGCGCCCGCCCTGCTGCTTCAGGCCGGACGTGCCCACCACCTGGTAGAGGCCGATTTCCGGGGCCAGCGGCTTGTTCTTGGGGCTCAAAGGTAACCTCCCGCGCGCGTTGAGTGCCCCACCTTCGCGTCGAACACGGGCGGGGCGGAACTGTATGCAAGGGGGGCGGCCGCATAGACGCACGCGTCCGCTTCGTCCGGGCTGTGCTTGATGCGTTCGCGCAGGTCCCGCTTGTGCTCAATGACAATGCGCCCGCGCGTGGGGTCATCACGCAGGCGAATGGAGGCCAGCTGCAGGTCCAGGCGGTCATCCCGTGGAAGCGCCCACGCGCGCGGGTTGGACGGGTCCAGCATCTCGCGCAGGTGCCAGTGCCAGTGCGCGCGGTTGTTGCCGTAGCGCGGGTCCATGGCGGGCGCGCCGTTGTGCAGCTCCGCAGTGCGCGGCCAGTGCCGGGACACAATCTCCCACGCGCCCACGCCAATGCCGTCCGCGTCCACGCGGATTTCGCGCGCGCCTTCACGCCTGGCAACGTCCACCACCCATTCCGCCACCTGGGGGATGGTGAGCCCTGCGCGCTTCTCCAGCCGCTTCACGCCGGCGGGCGTGGAGATGGCCACCACGCTGTGGTCCATGCCCAGCGCGGCCACATCCACCGCGACGACGTCCACGGGCGGCCAGCCGTCCTCGTTGAGCGCGTCCCAGCGCTGGTGGGCGGCCTCCAGCCAGCCCAGCGGCACCAGGCCGTCCGCGTCTCCCTCCGGGAATTCTCCCAGCACGCGGGACCGGTACAGGCCGGACGCCTCACCCCACTCCGCCTTCCGGTCCTCCACCCACTTCCGGGAAATCATCCCGGGGAACACGTCCCGGCCCTCCACCACGTTGGGCGTCTCCAGCGCGCTGATGGTGTGCAGCGACACGTCCGGCGAAGGCTTCGCAAAGAGCTGGGCAAACGCGCCCTGCGTGCTGATGGGATTGCTGATGGCCAGGACGCGGTCCTTCTCGCCCACCGTGGAGCTGCGCACCGCGGCCCACACGTCCTCGTTGACGCCCACCGCTTCGTCCAGGACGGCCAGCACGCCACCGCGCGCGTGGAACCCCAGCGCGCTGGTGCCGTCCTTCGGTGCGAATCCCACCGCCCCCCAGCCTGGTGACACGCGGAGCTCCGGCGCCTGCGGGAGCACCGTGCCGCCCAGGGGCATGGGCGTCCGGCCGTGGAGGCCGCGCAGCTCGCGCCACAGCAGCCGCGTGACCTGCCGCGCGCTGGGCGCGGTGGTGATGACGTAGGAATCCGGACGCGTGTACGCCCACCACAGCACCGCGCACGCGCTCAGGAACGTCTTGCCGGCGCCATTGCAGCTCTTCACGGCCACGGTGGAGCGCGGTCCCGCGAGGGCGCGCAGGACTTCGCGCTGCTTCTCCCAGAGACGCACGCCCAGCACCGTCTCGCACCACAGCGCAGGGTCCGCCATGATGCGCCGGTAGATGTCGCTGAGGGCGTCCTTGGGCCGCTTCACGGCATCACGACAACGCGAGCTTCAGGGCGTCGTACTGCCGCGCCACCAGCTCCGCGCGTCCCTTCACGGGGCGCCGCTCAATGTCCTGCAGCACGCGCCGGGCTTCCTGCAGGGCGGTGGGCGGCAGCTTGCCGGACTCCACCAGGACCTGCTCCGTGGAGCAGTGCGTGCGGTTGGCGGTGAGGATGGCGGCATCCAGGTCACCCTGGGAAATCATCCGCAGACGGAGCAGCACGTCAAAGACGTTCATGGGCTCAACCTCCGCGCCGCGCGTCGTTTGCGGCTTCCAGAAGTTCGCGTGACTTCTTGTCGAGGAGCGCCATGACGTCGCGGTTGAGGCCGACGATGTGGCGCGCCATGATCACGATGACCGCGGCCTCAATGACCGCAATGCCCCATCCGCCGGCGTCCCGGATGAACTCCACCCACCCCACCGCCTGTTGATGGTCCATCCCCTCGGCATCCTGAGTTTGTCAGGACGGCGCAAGGGGTTTCTTCGCGGCGGCGGCCTTGTCTTCGCGCTGCAGGGCCGCGCCCATCTCCCGCATGAACTCCACCCAGGTGGCCGCGCCCGCCGTCACCGTCACGCCCTGCGGTACCAGGGAGTAGCCCTTCTCCGTGCGCTCGATGAGCCAGGCGGCGGCCTGCCAGTTCCCCTTGCCCGCCGCGGCCCGGATGGTCACCAGCGCGTCCGCAATCCGCTGGGCCCACGCCTCCTCCACGGCCTCCAGGACGTCACGCTCCGGGGACTCCTTCCCGGCCTCCCGGTCCTGCCTGCCCTTGTCCAGCCAGCGCTTCAGGGTGCTTTCCCCAATGCGCGCGCGCTTGGCGGCCAGCTCCTGCGTGAGCCCCACCCGGTACCCATCCGCCAGCCGCTTCGTGAGCGCCTTGGTGATGGTGATTTTCCGCACGGGTCACCTCAGGCCGGTCTGCTCCGCCAGCGCGGGCAACACGTGCGCGGCCACCAGCGCGTTCATGGCGTCCAGCGCCGGCGTGGGAGGCGCTTGGGAAACGCGCACCTCCGCCGCAGGAATGCCCGCGCGCAGGCTGGGCACGGTGGCCTCCACCCACAGGCGCGCCGCGCGCGCGTCCCCCGGCATGTTCACGCGCACCACCTTCAGGTGGCGCACCGCGGGAACCTCGAACAGGTCCGGGTTGCTCTTCAGCGGCTCCTGGGCGGCCACGGCGGGGAGCACCACGCCCACCAGCAGAGCAAGCAAGGCGTCTGCGGACTCCGGCTTGGTGGTGCTCAGGTGCGGGATGGGTTGCACCGTGAGGCCGGCGCGCTGGCTGCGCGGCTGCGCGTGCGCCGTGGTCTGGAAGCATGTGCCTTCCTCTCCACCGGGGATGGCGGGCTCCGTGACTCCACCGTCATCCGGTGCGGGGCACGCTCCGTTTGGCAGCACGCCCACGTCCGTGACGTCCACCAGTTCCACGGGGCGGAACACCTCGGGGTCGAGCTTGACGCCGACGGCGGCACCGGTGGCTGCGGAGGCAAAGAGAGAGAGTGCGAGTGCGACGCGGTTCATGTTCACGTCCCGTTGGCTGCGCGCCAACGCTGGCTGGTGCGGTCGTAGAGGAGGGGCATGCACGACCCGGCAAGGATCGTACGGTCTGTTCCGCCGTTGAACGTGAAGCGGTTGGTGGTCGTGCTCGTCACGTCGTGTTTGAGAACCAGGTTGTTGGACCCAACCGCGCACACCGTCATGAACTCGGACATGCTTGAGTCCCATGCGCTGTTGAAAGTGGGGACAATGCCCGTGATGTTCCTCGACGACGCTCCGCCGTCGATGCGGCAGATTCCCGTGGTGGTGCACCCGGCGTAGTTGTCAACGTCTCCGCTCAAAGCAGTCGGGCTGATGTGCCTCTGGCCGATGGCACCGTTGACGTTGAAGGAAACAAGCTTCGTTCCGAGGTTGGTGAAGGCGTGCGTGGGCCGCGCAGTGATGGCGGATCCTGAAGGGCTTGTCGGAGTTCCAGCTTCACGACGAGCGTCCAGCGTTACCGCTGCGTAGGCAGCAGACGCAGTGTCTGATGCGGCCTCTGTGCCCCCGATGATGTTGATGCCTGTCCATTGTCCAATGGCGCGCGCGAATATGGTCGGACCAACCTGACCAGTCGTATAAACACCATTCATCAACGTCATCCATGCGTTGGAAGTTTCTCCGAAAACCTGAACCAGCCCTACGTCAGGGCTTGCGGAGACGGCGGGCGCCTTCACGGTAAGTGGTGCCTGTGATGCGGTTGCTCCGGTGCTGACAACAAGTCCCGTCGAACTCTTCACGCATGCGGCGCCAGTGGTTCCAACGCCGTCACACGCTGAAGCACCTCCACCAGAAATCTCACCACGCACGGCAAGGTTTCCCGCGTTCACTTGGTTCCCGTCTCGGTCAATGCTGTGCACGGTGGTGCCGTTGAAACGCGTGACGCGGGCCTTGTCTCCGCTCGCCGCGGTGGCGGCCATGTCCACCACGTTGCAGCCGTCCGCGTCTCCCGTGGATGCAGGGTTGCAGCTGGAGACGTTCAGCGGTCCCGGAGACACCGTCCCGCCGGTGAGCGCCAGGAACGCCGCGGACACCTGCGCCAGCGAAAGGCCACCGCCGCTGAACGTCGTCTGCTGCGCGTGCGCGCCCACCGCCAGCGCGCACGCCACCACCACCGCGGCAAGCACGTGGACGGCGCGCATCACGGGCCCCCTTCGCTGCACACCACGCCCAGCATGCTTCCGCCGTCCGTGGCGGACTCGCTGGTCACGCAGACGCGGCCATCACCGCCCAGGGGGATGCTCATGCAGCTCCCCGCCGTCAGCGGCAGTCCGTTCTTCTTGTTCGCGGGCCACGCCTTCACCCGCGGGCCCCCCACGCGCACGGTGACCCCGGCAGGGTTCTGGTCCGTGTCGCTTGGGTTGCAGAGCGTGACCGCCTTGGTGCGCACCGTGGGGCACTGCAGGCACGTGGCCGCGCCTTCCCGGGCTCCGGCGTGCAGCACGCCCGCGTCATTGGCCGGCTCCACCAGCGCCGTGGGGACCGCCTGGGCGTCCGCGCGCCCCGCATCCAGGACCAGCAACGCCGCCCAGGCGCACAGCGCCGCGGCCACCAGCAGGCGGCCCGGCTTCACAGCGTCACCCCCACCAGGGACAGCACCAGGTCCGCCACCTTCCGCGCCGGCTGGGGAAGCGCCTGCGCCGCGGCGCGGCCCGCGGAAACCATCTTGTCCACGGGGACGTTCCACGGCCCCATGGTGAACACCGGCTGCAGGCCGGCCTTGGACCACGGCAGGTCCGCCAGCACCTGCACCGTCACGTCCGGGCCGCCGCTCTTGTCCGCGTCGCCGCAGCTCACCACCACGGCGACCTTGTTGCCCGTTTCAATCTGCACCTGGCTCATGCGTCCGCCTTCCAGCCCAAGGGAAGAGCGCCGCGCCGAGGTGATGGGGCTGGAGACGCCTGGCGGGCAGTCAGCAGCCTCTCCAGCTCGCCAGTTTGTCAGCTGGGTGCAAGCCCTTTTTTATGGGGGCCCAATCACGCAAGGG